TGCTACCAGTGCATGATTCAGATGGAACTATGTATCGACTGCCAAGACCTACGCGACTCACGGGCGACTGACATCGCCCATGACATGGTAGATGAAGCAAACCTTATCTACCCTGCACAATGGCACAGCATCACTGAGCCAAGTGGTCATGACTGGATAGCGCCCACCACTTTGGGTACATGGTATGACCCAAAGGCTGAACGCGAGGAGTTCCTAGAACCTATCACCAACCTATCCGATAGGTTCTTTGAACTAGTCGTGGACTTAGGTCCACATGAGATGGTCTGTCAAGACTGTCGAATGGTGTGTAACAAGCACGCTGTATGTCCAAGTTGTAACTAACAAACCAAGCAGACCTGCTCTGAACAAGTGCAGGAGCAGGTCTGCACAACAACACTACCAACAGAAAAGGAAACAAAATGAACACAGTCACATTCAAGAACAGCGTAATCAAGAATGTTGTTGACCGCAATGGTTTCTACACAGCAACCATCAACGACTACGAACAACTACCAACAGGGCGACAGATTTGCTCTGACTCCACACGCGTGGTTATCTTCGACGAGAAGGTAATCGCAGAACTTCGAGCACTCAACTGGCTCGATGACCAAACCGCGTACATCAACGCAGAGGGTATCGGCAACACTCGATGGGACCGTCGCCCAAACATTGACAACAAAGACCGCAAGCCAGGTCTCAAGCAGGTAGTACTCACAGCAGTATCACAGGCATAAACAATAGGCAGGTGGGGGCTTCGGCTCTCACCTGCCTATCTTTCCATTTTATCGCAGGGCCAGTAACATCAACGGACAGTAGCGAGTTCATTATCTAACCAGAAAGGTAACAAAATGTTATTAGATTCCATGACAATGTTAGCAATCTTGATAGCCTTGACTACAAGTATTGCAGTTATTACACTAGCCATTAGACAGAACATGATACTTACAAAAGAGAATACAGAATTACGCCGTGCTTTAAGAATAGCAAAAAAAGCCCGCAGCGTAGATTATTATATGCCTAAAAATGATTTCTACTATGACTCAGATGTAGCGAAGGAGGACCTATGGACAACCAAGTAAAGTATGCAATACATAACTGCCACCAATGTGGCATGGATATTTTAGTAGATGTAAATAGAACCAGCCCACGAAACTACTGCAGCCCATGTGCATGGGCAAAGTTAGGAGAAACAAACTATGTCGTACACAGTTGATGAAATAGCGGACTTGAATGAGTCCATTGATACAGCCATAGCATCAATCAAAAAAGCCAACGCCATACTCGAAGAGATGATGGCGACTGGCAGGATATACGTAGAAGAATGACAGGCCCATACGTACCACCATATTGTGAAGTATGCGAACAGTATAACTTTACATGTGACGAATGTGGACTATGCAAAGAGTGTGATGATTGTGAAGAAGATGATGTTTAACTTAAACCCTGACTACTTAGATATAACATTAACTTTAAAGTATGTAAGAATAGTTGCAGGATATACGCTTGAAGATGTAGAACGCGTAAGCAATGGCGAGTTTACTAAAGAAGCAGTAGGTAGTTACGAACGCAACGATAGAAACATCACAGTTAAAAGACTGTTAAAATTATGTGATGTATATGGAGTATCAATTGATGCAGTTATCAGACACAGTATGTATGGAGACCGAATACATGTAATGCGAAGGAGAAAAGATGGGATACGAGCCACCGCTTGAAGATGACATAGCACTAGACAAAGACATAGAAGATGACAGTGATGTATACACAGAACCAGACAGGATGTGGGGAGATGAATGATGATGCAAGATGTAGCCAATGCGGCACACTATGCGATGTCTGCAACACAGAAGATGACAATGAATGACATTACATTCCTCCCTCTCACACCATTACAGTCCTGGGTCTTCCTCATTACAGTTTTCTATATCCTCTACAGATGGGTTGTTAGATGAAAAAACTATTCGCCTTGCTTACAGCATGGTATCTAGTGTTCTGGTCAATGCTGCCAGGACACACGCCAGTACCACAACCACACACCGAAACCAAACCTACAGAGATGAGCGAGTTTCATTGGACTCCCCGCGCTCTGAAACTATATGCAAAACAGTTCATGCGTATGGCCTATCCCGAGTGGAATATGTCTGAGCATCGTGCACTTATGAAACTATGGGGCAAGGAATCAGCATGGAATCCAGCAGCAGATAACCCAAACAGTTCTGCATTTGGTATTCCACAACTACTTAACCTTGACCCAAAAACGCCAGCCCCGCTTCAGATTGAGCGGGGGCTGGCATATATCCAGCACCGTTACGACAAACCATCAGTCGCTTGGTCGCATTGGCGAAGCAATGGCTGGTACTAAGGAGAAACAAATGACAGCAACAGTTGGAGTAATACAACTAACAGAAGCAAAAGAGTTAGCCAGAAAACTTTATGATGAAGAGTTCGGTCCTCATTATTTACTTGGCTATATATGGGCAACCCTAACCCAAGAGCAACAACAAGATGTGTTGGAATCCCTCCAACGCTATGCAAAAGAAAAGGAAAACAAATGACAATAACACTAGAGCAAGTTCAAGGATTCTATTCAGAATTGCTTGACGAAAACGGCACAGAAGAACAACTACTATCGCAGCGTATTCGTTTAACAGAAAGTATCTACATACACATTGATAACAAAATGGAACCAAGCGAAGAACATATTGCAGAAATGGCAGCAGCACTACAAAAAGACATTCAGTTGCGTGACTTTGTATTAGGTCTAGCATCAGAGCGTCCAATGGAATCAGTTATCAAGTATCTTGCATGCTTTATTAACGCAGTACCAGATGAGTTCATTGCACCAGTTGCAAGCATCCTTGCCAGCAATATCTACTCAACAGAAAATACTGATGAGGCTAAGGCTGTCCTTGCTAGAGCACTACAAAGTAATCCAAGTTACTCATTAGCAAATCTACTTAACCGAGTGTTTACTTCAGGCTGGCCTTCGGCTGCGTTTGTTGCTATGACCCACGAACTACACCCAAAAGTTAAAGAAGGAATGGGTATCTAATCATGGGGTTGGATATGTATCTCTATGCCCGCAAGGGCATCTCATCTATTGAGTGGGAACCAGAAACACACAATAAGAAAATGAACGCTGACTTCACAATCTTAACCTCCCTTGTGGGAGCAACAGATTGGGTATACAACCCAGAAGACTTAGCCTTTGCATCAGTGTCTATCCAAGTTGGATACTGGCGCAAGGTTAACGCTGTCCACAACTGGTTCATTCAAGAATTAGCAGACGGCGTTGACGAGTGCCAACCAATCTATGTACCACGCAGTTCTTTAGTTGACCTAAAAATTGCTTGCGAAGAAGTATTGGCAGACCATACTAAAGCAAGTAAACTACTACCACCAGGTGGTGGTTTCTTCTTTGGAAGCACAGAGTATGACGAATGGTATTTTCATGGTCTTGAAAAGACTGTGAGGATAGTAAGTAAACTCATTGAAGATGTACCCGAAGGATGGGCCTTCGAGTATCAGGCTTCATGGTAAAGAAAGGGACATATGACTACAGCAGATGTAGTAGAAAAGAAAAACCGTTCAGCCTGGATTAAAGCAGGCGTAGCGGTAGAAGCAACCAGCGCAGCACAGGTAGCACAACAAGCAGGACTTAACTGGACTGTTGGATTATCTGAAATGCACACCTCCGACTTCTTGCATGTACCAAAGAAGCAAGCAGTCGTAAAAACACATGATGGAAAAGAGTCAGTCATTGGTGTAGTGGGCAGCAAGTACAAAGTCTTTCAGAACTCTGAAGTCTTTGGCTCACTAGATGGATTGATTGATTCAGGCGAGGCTCGCTATGCAGCAGCAGGTGAGTATGATGACGGAGCAAAAGTATGGATGCTCATGTCATTACCAAGAGAAATGGAAATCAAGGGCGACCCGCATGCTGCCTTCTTGCTAGCCAAGACCAGTCATGATGGTTCATCATCAGTAGTACTACGCCCTATCATTGAGCGATTGTTTTGTGCTAATCAAATCAATCGTATTTTTAGAAGCAAGAGCCAAGCGCATACATATACGCTGCGTCATACACAAAATGCAGTGCTATCAGTATCTGATATGCGAAACCTTCT